TGGCAGTTGAGGCTTTGACCAAAGCCCAGCATTATTATATTGAACATAATCAACGCTTTCTTTTGGACAATTTTACGGTAAATTACCGAGACTTTGCAACCAATGTTTTGGCGCCTTGTGATAAATATCAGGCAAAATGTGAAATCTTCAAAATTCGGTCGTTTCAGGCATTTTTCAAAGAGGTTAGAGAGAAGGAGGCGGAGTACAGGAAGAAACTCATTACTAGCAGGTCCCGCATGGAACCTGTTGGTGTATGGATTTCGGGAGCAGCTGGGTGTGGGAAATCACTTCTCATGAACACCATGGCTGAATTGTTGGTAGCAGAATATAGGCGAGAGCTTAATTCTGAGATCACGCCTGCCGATCTAAAGCTATCCATATATGCTTTAGATGTCAGTGGAGCTTCAAATCATTTTGATGGCTACTGTGGGCAACCTGTCGTCGTGGCAGACGATATCGCCAACTCATCCGAGCCCGGAACGTTGAGCGAAGTTGTGCGGTTGATATCCTCCGTGGCAACACCCTTACCAATGGCATCAATTTCAGAGAAAGGAATGAAATTCAATTCAAAATTCTTTTTGGCTACATCAAATTTTCATACAGTACAGGATTATGATGACATTAAAGACAAAGACGCGGTTAATCGCCGTTTCAGAAATTGTAGTTATGTTGTTTCTCCTGTAGAAAACTTCTTCAACGTTCAGGCTTTTGTTGAAGAGGCAAACAATTTGAAAGTGAAATCAATCACTGCATTGAGTGCGATATACAAAAAACATATTCGCATCCAGGCAGTACCTTTAGGCGACACAGTAAATTTAATTGTAGATCCAGCAAGGGAGAGGACTTTTGAGCAAATGTTTAATGAAATTTGGGGGGAGTATGTCAGGAAAAATCGGGGTTTTGATGCCATGAGAGAGGTTACCAATAGGATAATTTTTGAACAGGCTGGTGGTGAGGAGGATCTATTTGAGGATTCCAAACCTCATCTAGAACCTTACTATGATCCATCAAAGGAAAACTTTGCCTGGGACGAAGACCAGGAGGAAGTGGTTGTGAAGGCGGCGTATAATGAACTCGGGCAGTGCACATCTTGCCATGATCTAAGTTTTGATTGTGGCCACGTGCGAATGCCTACCAAAGAGGAATTGAAAGCGCTGCTGGAAAGCGATCCTCACATTGGAGAGAGGATGACCTGGGAGGAATGGAAAATAAAAGGATCCATTTTCTTTCGCTATTACGCCACGCAAGTGGGGAAAATAGCCCAGGATGTTGTGACCAACGTCGGCGAGTTGCGGCAACGCGTCTTCAATGCGTTGGTGAAAGGAGTTGGCAGTGCCACAGAGAAGGCTCGGGCTGTCATGGACTACCTGTACATAGTAATGCACAGATTCGAAAAGGTTGGAGGAAGTGTTAAATCATTTTATTCCGATCTAGTCGAATGGGTAGTAATGAACAGAAAACCCGTTGTGACAGCGGGTGCCATCGTTGTGGTGGCTGCCGGAGCTTTGCTCGTGTCATTGTTGTGGAAGTATCTATTTAGTGCTAGTAAGCAAAATATTCGCAATATTCATATCGCGAATGAGTTGGCTATAGTAGAAATAGAGAAACCACTGGCTTACCGTGACCAACAGAAACGGTTTGCAAAGCAGGAGTTTGTGCACAAGGTTTTGTCTACCAAGACAGTACCTGAGGTGCCAAAATTTGTTACCTCATCAGATCCAGATGATTGGTGTTTCGAATCTACTCAGGAATTCTTTAATTGGAAAGCCTTATTCATTGCACTCAGAGCCATGAGTACAAGAACAATTTGGTTGCCAGAAGAACAGTACGGAGGAAAAGCGAAACGACCACCCAGGAAATTATTGGAAAATTTTTGTTCATGGAATAAGCAAGAAAGTGAATCAATTGAGAAAAACATTGTCAAAATTTTTAGCGGAAATCAGTCTACTTTTGGATTATTGCTGAACAACTTACATATGTTAGTACCAAAACACTATCTGTACAGCACAGAAGATTGGTATTTCCACTATGGAGGGGCAAGAGTGCAGTTTAGGCTGGATTCTTATCAAACTCTTCCAGATGTGGATGCCATCGTGGTTCGATTGCCAGTCGCACTACAACGGGTACGAAGCATTGTTAAGCGGTTCATGAAAGAAAAAGAATTTGAACAATATGTTTCTGGATATGACGTGGTAACAGTTGGGCTGTTTCAGAAGACGAAACATGCTCGCGCACTCTATGGAGTGCTCAAATCTTTGCAGGTGAGAGAGGAAGGAGTTGTGAAGGGAACACAATTCTATGATGTGGAGATTGAGGAATCAACGAGCAACGGTGACTGTGGTATTCCGTATGTCTATAGGAACCAGCTAATTGGAATTCACGTGAATGGCACTGCTATTCCTTATGATATACCAATGGCTGGATTTGCTCCGGTGACGTATGAGATGCTGCAGGAACTGGACCTTAGTGGTTCCGTCGAGATGGTCATGCCCGAGTGTGTAGACACGGAGGAGACCATGTCGTGGGCGGGGAATGAACGAGGATTTCCTGCCCTGGGGAAGGTTGAGGAAAATGGAGTTGTGCTCCAGGTTCCAGGGGTTTATAAGTCAGAGAAGTGTAAATCTTTGATGGCTGCTGCTGATTGGCCTAACGAGTTTAGACCAGCTCCCATGAACCCCGAGATTCTGAATAAGAATTCTCAGAAATACCTATGGGATCAGCAAAGGGATCTTGCATGTCCTACCCAAGATGCAACTGATTATTACATGGATATTTATCGTGTTGGCTTTCCAGCTGACCGTGACCAGGCTTTGTTAACGGACGACGAGATACTTAACGGTAAAGGATCAATTCTTCCATTGAAACGGACTTCTTCTGCGGGACACTGGTCTTGCATATCAAAGAAAAAGGAAGATTTCATGGATGTGGAGATGCGGGACGATGGCAAGTGGTACAGTTGGTCTAATGCATATTACAAGAAGGTTCATCCTGTGCTCGGACAATCACTCAGTGAATGTGTCGAGGAAAGGGAGAAGGCTGCAAAGGAGGGAGTAAGGTTACCATCTTACTACTCATCCACTCTCAAGGATGAGTTACTCCCTCTGGAGAAGTGTGAGTTGAAAAAGACCCGTGTTTTCGAGGCCTCGCCAATAGACGAGACCATTTTGGTAAGGAAATACATGGGAGCCTTTTGTGCGTATATGCGTACGCATAGTGGGCCATACTATATGCACACGATCGGAATTGATCGTGTGGCAGCTTGGGGAAAATTGTACAAACATTTGAAGAGAAATTCATCTTACGGGATGGCAGCAGATTACTCAAAATTTGACAGTACAATTCCACCGGCAGCCTTTGAAGCATTCAGACAGGTTCTTCGAATTTATTACAGCAATGGAAGTGAGGAAGAGCACCGTGTGAGAGATGTACTTGTGCATTCTCTTCAACACTCTTTTCATCTTATTGATGGAAAGGTTGTCCTCTCATCCAAGGGTAATAAGTCGGGAACATATCTGACAGATCTATTCAACTCATTTGTAAATGCATGGGCGTGGGTAACATCATTCTACGCCGAATGGTTAGCTGTAACAGGTGTCAGGCCAACTATGGATGATTGGTATGAAAACGTCTGCTTATTCACCCATGGGGATGATGTCATCATCTCTGTGAAACCAATTTTTGAATGGCAAAATGTGGTCGAGCGTATCAAAGCGCTCGGGTTCAATATGACGGATTCGACTAAGAAAACCATAGTGAGCATCAAGCCAGTTGAGGAGCTGGACTATCTAAAATCCTCATTTCGATTGGATAAGGAAATTGTGTGGTGTCCTTTTCCAGAATCGACCGTGTTTCGTGAGCTCAACTGGTGCAAGCGAAACACTAAATTTGATCACACAGTTCGCAAGTCTATGATTTGCGAGGCCAGACAGTTCGCTGCTTGGATGGGTCTGAAAGCCCTTGACAAGTTGGACTGCCTGTTAAAGACGGAGGGATTCCAACATGAACCAGCTTTCTTGATGGATCCAATCGTCTTTGTTCCTTATGAACATTTTCGGACAGAAGTTTTTTGTAAACAGAGAGTATTTGAAAACAATCCAAACAACTTTTTCAATTACAATTTCAAAATTATCAAGCAGAAAATTGCCAAAAATGATTATTCGGTTAATGCAGCGGTGGCCGTTGTTTCTGGCTACCAGCAAAATTTTTAGGTTTTTTCAATTACGTAAACTACGCACTCATGAGCGAGCTTTCGAGTTATGTCGGAGCGTTGACCTTTGTGGGAGAAAGGCATAGTTTTGTGTAAAACGAAATAGTTTTTTC